CTGTATCCGTAATCACTGTATATCCGGCACCTTTCTCAATTCCATTTTTTCCGATAATGAAATACGTTGCCGTTTTTTCTTGCTCAATCTTTTTCGCAATAAAGTATTGCGCGCCTTTCGTTGCCTCTGTCTCTGTGGTCAAACAATACTGCGCCCCCATACTTTGCGCGGTGTTGGTCTTCACGCAATAGTCCGCTCCTTTTTCCTCGGCGTTCTCGGAAAGAATAAAATACTCCGCGATGTTTTGCAGATCAGTTTTTACCGAAATGATATACTCCGCTCCGAAAGAAATCCCGCCGTTCGTTGTGATGTAATAGTCCCCGGTCTTCTCAACTGCTTTGTTTGAGTTGACGGTATAGGTCGCGCCTTGCAAAATTGCGTTCTCGGTTTCTATTTCGTAATCGGCACCAAACGTCTGCGGGTATTTCGCTTGTATCGCGTATCCTGCGCCTTTGGTGGCCGCTCCGACCGTCTTTATGAAGTAATCGGAAGCGATAGGCATTTCCGTATCTGTAATGACGGTATACTGTGCCGTTTGCCCTATGCTCTGGGGCGCCACAATCGCATACGCGCTTGTTTTGTCTTGTTTGGTGGTAGTTGTTACCTTGTATGTACTTTCAAGCGTGTTTTCGCGTTCTTTTCCGATGAAATAATCGGCTGTTTTGCTCTGTTCGGTGTCCGTTGTTATTGTGTACGCGCTTGCAAGGGTGTCGTCATTCTCGGTTATAACCGAATAATCCGCCCCAATATCGGCGATATGTTCGGTTGATATGTAGTATTCGGCGCTCGGTTCTATCAACTTTTTCGCCTGAACCTTATAATCTGCCCCCTGAGTAGTAGGTTTTTTCGCCTGAATAAAGTAGTCCGCGCCCTGTGTTGTCGGGATAGTGGTCGTGATAGCGTACGCTCCGGATTGCGTTTGTGCGTTTACAGTCAAAATTGTATACTGCGCCGTTTTAGTTCCGGGAACTTTCGCCTGTATTGCATACGCGGCCGCGACATCATTTACCGTGTACGACAAATTTTCAAGCAACACATTGTCGCCCGTTTCCAAAAGTATTCTGTCCCCGGTCTCAAGGAGTAACTTGAAAAATGTTGTCGTCATTATTTTTTAGATGTAAGTTGTAACACGCACCTCTCCTCTCGCTCCGTTTCCTCCTGCTCCGCCCCCGACACCTCCGCCACCGCCTCCGCCTCCACCAGGCGCTGTTCCGTTATTTCCAGTTCCATTTGCTCCGTTTCCTCCTGCTCCGCCAAAGACAGACGTTCCTCCTGTTCCCGCCGTGCCAGGCGCACTCACTCCACCGCCCCCTCCGCCTCCGTAAGTATTCGCAGGTATCGCAGCGTTTTGTCTTGAACCACCTGTACCTCCATAAACGGTAAAGGCTGTTCCACCATTCAAATTGCTTCCACCACCTCCAAAAGTACTCGCGCTATCTTGCGCTCCGCCAAGCGGCGCTCCTCCAGCTCCTCCCGCTCCTCCACTTCCGTTTCCTCCAACACCCATTATCCCGCCACCGCCACCGCCGTATCCTGAACCGCCTGAACCACCATCTGTGTTTCCTCCTCCACCCCCACCATACGCATAAGCTTTCGTTCCAAAAGAAGACGTGTTCCCTGCTGTCCCAACGGCTCCGCTTGACGCTCCTCCGTTGGCGGCCGCTCCGACGGTTACGCTTTCCGTTGAGCCAAGAGCTGACGCTAAACATTCCACGCGGTTATATGCTCCACCGCCCCCTCCGCCTGAACCTGCATTTGCGGCAGATCCGCCTCCGCCTCCGCCTCCTCCCCAAAGTTCAATAACGACACGGCTTGACGCTCTGTAAGTAGTAGGGCGTGTCCACGTTCCGTTTCCTGTGAAAGTTTGAACGTCTATTGATGTAATTTTACTTGCAAGAATTGCGGCCGCGGTTGCAAATTTTGCGTCGTCCGTTCCTGTGTTTATTTCGGCACCACTCGCTTTGACTGGTATCGTTCCCACGGCGTAAATGGTATCAAAATATGTTTTCAAAACACTTTTGACGTAAGCCCACGACAATTTTTTTCCGTGGTTTGAGTCCGCGCTATCCATAAGCAAAAGCATATCCGCGTCTACCGCCGACGTTTTTGCTGTCGCTCCGTTTATTGTTGCGCCGAGTGTCGTTGTCGTTTCGTTTCCGCTGTTCGTTCCGCTCGTGTTTCCTATGACAGTTTTTTCCGCGTCGGTAACATAATTGTCGTCTGCCCCAAGCACAGGTGCATACACGCCCGAGTGGTTATGTCCCGTGGCGGAATAGATACCGTCAAAATACGTTTTGAGAACGCTTTTGATATTCGCCCACGTCGTTTTCTTTGTCGCTCCGGCTGTTATGTCCACCACAGGCACAACGTCTGTGTCTATGAGGGCGGTGTGTGCCGTAAGCGCTGTTATTTTTTGGTCTGCCATATGTTTTTATTTTTTAATATACCCACTTGCCGTCTTCGGCCCGTATCTCGCCGGTAATGTTTTGCACGATATTCCCGTCGGGAAGAATAAAGTTGAAATGATGATGTCCTCCGATTTTATATCCGAAAATATAAATCGTGAGTTTTATTTCGTCCGGGCGTTTCGCGTTGAAAACGTATCGGTTGTATTTGTGAATAATCTTCGCCCCCTCCGGCACGGATATGGTGTGCTTTATTTTTTCCTCCTCCGTGCAGATCATAGTAAAGCGTGCGAGTTTATCCTGTTGTATCTCTCCGACTTGGTGGAAAATTCCCGTCTCTTTGTCAAACTGTTTGAGTTCGCTTCCGTCTTTATACGTTGCGACCCATTTGTAAACTTCCAACGGCACGTCTTCCTCTACTCCCTCCCTGTTAAAAATATATTTTGTGTTATCCATAAAAAGTTCCCGATTTTTCGTCGGGAACTTTTTGCATTGAGTTGCCCGGACGAAGCATTGAGTTGCTTGGTGTTAGTTTGTAATTTTTACGCGACTTCTTCGTACTGGTAGTGCATAGTCGTGCTTGCGCCCGCTATGTCTCCCGCGTCCGATTGTACTTGGTGGACGAGATAGTCGCTTGAACCCGCGACCGTAATCTCTCCGGCTAAACTTCCGCCGATACCGAGGTTTGCACCTGTCGGTTCGCTTGTAGGCATTGCCTGCGTTGCGACCGAGCTATCGGTGGCGACTGGCGTTGCGTAAACTGCTGCGCCTGCATATCCTGCCTCGCGCGCGTTCGTAACGTGTACGGCTGACCCGCCCAATGCGGTGGTACGCCAAACTTTCAGCGTTTTGATTTTACTTGAGCCACCCATTGCTGACACGTGGAACTTTTGCCATTTTTCATAGCTGTTATTCCCCGGCGTTATCGGGTAGTTTGCCGCGACTAAATTCGCGGCGTCTGAACTTCCAAAGTTGGAGTTAGATATGCCGTGCGTGAGGGTTTCCCCTGCGCCGTGGCTTTCGTCAATTTCTACTGTTGCGGCCATAAAATTATAGTGATTAGTTTTTAATTCCCACCGTTAGGTGGCAGAGGTGGGGCGGGAAAATTTCTCGCCCCTGTCTACCCCCCTAACTACGCGCTGTTAGGAAGCGGTTCCGGTCTTGAGGACGGTAACTGCTGACGGTAAAGCGAGCAAGTATCCGACTCTTTCTTCCAAGCGGAGCGCAATCATATCTTCCTCGGCGAGGTTCAATACGGTTGTGCCGTCTCCGTCGGTGACGGTGGCTTGGTCAAGGAGTTTCGCTCTGATTTGCTGCTTGTCGCCTAAAATACAAGCGAGTTTAAGGTTACCAAATGCGATAATTCCTTTCGTGTGAGTAAGTCCCTCGGTCTTGTTAGGAAATGCTTCCACAAGTTCGTAAGGGAAATCCCAGATAGTTCCGGGCATACCGTCGGTCGGTCTCTGGAAAATGTATGCGCCTGTTACCGGGTCTTTGAGCTTTCGGATAACTGAAAGAGCGTGTCTGTGCAAATAAAACTTTGCGCCAGTTAAAGCTCCGGCAGGTGTTTCGTCAATCATATCCAAAAGGTCGTCGGCGGTGATGTCTGTAATGTCTTCGCCTGCGCCCATATCAACGTGGTTGACACTTCCGTTATTCAATACACCAGTCCAAGGGGTACCCGTACCAGTGAAGAATTGAATATCTTCCTCTTTCGCTACGGCTTCCGCAAAAAGTTGCGCGACGAGTGCGGTCAAGTTGACGGCGCTGTCTTCCAAAATTTCTTCCGTAAAAGGAATAATGGCGGCGAGCTTTTTAAGGGTCTGAGTAACGAGTGAGAATGTCGGGTTAGTACCCGGTTTCTTTCCTTTCTCGTTTACCCAAGAAACTGAAACGCCAGTCAAAAGGGTGGGGATTTTTCTTTCGTTACCGGGGCCAGTAAATGGCAGGTAAAACATTTCGCGTCTCGCAACACCGTACTGATTTTGAGCGAGTCTCAAAACTTCCGCGCGGAGTTCTTCCGGGATAAGGTATCCGCCTTTTGCGTCGTCCCCTGTCTCGTTGATAGTAGTTGCTTTCGCCTTGTAAGCTTTCAAGGTTTCTTTGTCGCCCTCGAGCAACGCCTTGAAGAATGTGCGGGTTTCGTTCTTTGAGCTGTCAACTTCTTTCTTTCCTGTTGCCAAGAATTTAGAGCGCTGGGCTTTTGCTCCTTTGAAGAACTTGTCAACGAGCATATCGGAAATTTCGCCCATCTTTTTTGTGACCTCATCGGTTGCTGATTTGGCAATCATTTCGCGGAGTGCTTTTTCGTCAACTTCTCCGTCTTCTCCCTCTCCCTCATCTTCGTCCTCGTCTTCGTCTTCTCCCTCATCTTCGGCGGCCGCTTCTTCCGCGTCCTTAAATTTCTTTGAAGCTTCGGCAGTCATAAGACCGACGTTTTCTTTCAAAAGAGATTTTTCGTCTGCGGTAAGCGCGACGTAACCCGATTTGAGGAACTTTGAAATCAATTTTGCAATGTTCATAAATCAAATTAAATTAAACTTTTTTAATTCCGCGTTTCTCTTTTAAGAGTTTGCGGATGGCTCCGTTCAGTTTCCTGATAGAGTACTTTTTGACGCCCAGTCCTTGTGGGGTTTCGACCTTTTTCTTTTTTCCGTTGGACTTATCGCCCCTTAAATCGTTTTGAATGTTTTTCGCAATCTGTGCACAGATCGCTTTCTCGTCTTCTTCGTCTTTCGTCTTCTCCTCCTCTTTATTATCTTGCTCAAATGAAGAAACGTCAATCCCCTTGCTCTTTGCCAATGCCAATGCGTTGGCGGGTACGTTCACGATTGAAACCTCAAAGAGTTCGTTCTCGGTAAGGTAGACGACTTCTTCATTCTGTGCAACCTCATATCTGTTGTTTGAAAATCCGACTGAAAATGCTCGTAAGTATCCGCCCACCATAAGTTTGTAGACGGTTGCTGCGTGTTCGTATTCCTCAACGGCAAATTTCATTTTACCCGCAAGCATTCCCATTGCGTCGGGCCCAATTTCAACCATTTGTGCCACCGGCAATTCTTGGTTTTGGTGCGCCCATAAAACGACGGGGTTTCGCTTGTAGTTTTCCAAGTCCCACCCGTTTTGCACGACCACTTCGCCGTGTCGGTCTACGTCCGGGGTAGAAAACACACCCTCAATGATATGCTGTGTTTCGTCCACGCTCTTGATATGAAACGTAAAGTCAACACTCTTTTTTTCTCTATTCAAAAGTTTTTTGTTCATAGTTTTTTTATTGTTCAAATGCGGGGGCTATTACGCACCGGCAATTTGGTTCTTGTGGAAACATTAACCCGTTAGTAAAAGTACGATTGACGGGGACTATCTCTCCACCGACCCCGATACCGTTTTGGTGTTCGTCTCTCACTCGGTCGTCTCCGGCGTTTACCCATTCTTTGTGTGTCGCAACTCCGCTCTGTTTGTACGCCTCCAAAAATCCCTCGTTGTTCGCCGCTGTGCTTTCCGTCCTCGCTATCAGTTCCGCTCGGCTTCTCGGAAACTCTGCGTATACCTCCGTAATGCGTGCAGATAGCTTATCTATGCCATCGCCTGCGTCCAATCCGTCTGATATGGCTGTTGATACCTTGTCTCTGGTCGTTCCGTTTACTCCAAGCCCGAACTCTGTTGACCTTCGTTTCAAAACTGCCTGTACTCGCTCCGACATTGAAAATGCTTTGTCGGGGTTTACCATTGCCATTGCCTCCGTCCCTGCCTGCCTCGCGTATTCGCTCATAAAAGGAAATGCAAACTCCGCCCATACCTCTTCTTGCTCTGTAAAGAATTTCGCAACCGTCTTTTTCGCTTCCGTTCCGATTGCTTTATTTTTTGAAAGGTCTCCGCTATTCTTTAATTTTACAATAAGCGCATTCTTTTGTCTTGTTGCTAACTGACCCAATGCTTTTTTGAACTGTCCCGCTCTGTGGTCTATCGCTTTGTTTACCATATCCGCATATTTCACTTTCGTTTCTTCGTCTCTCAAAAATGCTGTCGGAACTTTATCTTTTTTTTTATTCTTTTTTTTTCTTTTCGGTTCCGTCTTTGTTTCTTGTAAAACGCTCTTTTTCATTTTCGCTTCCAGTTTTGATTTTATGTTTTCGGCGATAAGAAATTTTTGTCTCAAGAACATATGTCCCCTCATAAGCTTCGCCCTCTTTCTCGCTTCTTTGACTTTCAGATCAGCGAAGTATTTTGCGGCGGGTGTCGGCTCTCCCGGTTGCTGTATGTTTTCCCCGATAGGCATAAGTCCGATAGGCAGGAAAGGAACATCGCACCCGTCTAACGGCGGGAGGTTTTCCCTTGCGCGCACGTCGTTTATCGTGAGCCACCCTTTACTCAATCCGCTGTCGTAATCTTTCAAAACTTGGTCTCTGTTTTGTGGCACTAAATCCTCGCAATCAAAATAAAAGTTATCTCCGAAATCAGGCGATACGAGCATTTCGTTTATCTTTCCCAAAAGGTCGCGCATCGTCGGCATAATAACCTCGGAAAGAAAAACATACATTCCTGTCTCCGCGTTCGCTCTGTTTACGTCTTCTGAAATACCCAACACGCTTTTAGGTACGCCGAACGCAACGAGTATGTCGTCGCGTGTGAACTTCATACTTTCTATGTAGTCCATTTCTTTTTGATTGACGCTTATCTGTTCGTATTGTAACCCGCTGTCAAAAATTGCGAGCTTGCTGTTTTTTCCAATACCTTTGTGCGCTTTGTGGAAGTTGTCTCTGATGTCGTCTTTCGCTTCTTGGTCAAGCACGGTGTCCGTTTTCAGTATTCCGTCCGGGCGCGCGTTATTCAAGAAAAAGTCGCGTTGATATTGTGAGGCGAAATCCTCGGTATCAATGCGGGTCTGTGCGCTACGAATAGGGGATACGCCCATATAGTCATCAAGCGGTGTCGGCGCTCGGAAGTGGACTATTTCCTCGGGTGCAAAAGGTACAATGACGCCGTCGGTCTTTGTGAAACGATACCCTTTGATAAATTCAACAGGGTCTTTCAAAATCTCAATCATATCCGGGCGCAAATTCCACAATTCAACTATCTGTCCGCGGTCGTTCTTTACTTTGTACCAAAAAGCGTCTCCGCAAAGTTTCAGGTTGATAGTGGTAATCTTCATAAACTCCTCGCGTGTCTGAAAAGGGTTCGGGCGATACATAAGGTCAAGCAAAGGGCTGACGAGAATTTCTTTTGTGTCTCCGCTTGCGTTAAGTATCTGAAACAAATCCAAATCCGCCCCCGCTACTTTTTCGGCTATCTTATCCACAGCACGAAAGACGTACAAACTTTTTTCGTACGTCTCCAACATTTTTGTATTACTCCACGCCCCTGCGGTCAACCTTTGTAAAAGTTCAAAGCCCCCAGTCGCAGGCGTTGGCATTGCGTCTTTCCTCTTAAAAATAGATGTTACTTTTGAAATAAGAGTCATAGTGTTTTTCTTAATTTTATTATAGCACGGCTTTTGATATTACAATAGGGTAATGCCCGGTACAGGTTTCTTTCTCATTTGCAATGCTATCGCTCGGCTCATAACTCGGTCATCGTGTTTGTTCTTTTGCGTGTCAGGGCGGTCTCCGTGTTGCCCGTGTACATAAATCATATCACGCGCCTCGTTCTCTGCCTCGGTGTATCCCTCAATCAAAGTTTCCTTTCTGTATGCTGTTTCCAAATCTGAAAACATAAGAGGGCGATTGTCTCCCGTCCACCATTCAAAAATAAAAGGTATCTTTCTTCCTCGGGCCTCTTTGACGTGTGCTACTCCGACGCCGTTCTTTTCAATGCCCGTCCATATTCTGAACGATTTCATAATCGGCTCTATCCTATCCCAAAAAACATCTATCGGCTCATCACTCGTATATTCAAAAATGACTTGCGCTTTCTCCTCTCCGACGTTCGCGTCTATTACGCTGAAACAATGACGGTCGCCTCCTCGTACTCCCTCGGCACAGTCTACTCCTCCGAACAAAATCTTTTTCTTAAACTTCGCGCGGGTTTCTTCGTCGGCCCACTTCTCAAAGTTATCCAAAGGAATGCGCTTTGTCGTGTCGGTCGTTATCTGAGTGAAAACTGAACGTCCGCTTTGTAGGAAACAACTCACGTCGTCCTCGGGATATTCCTGATAAAATATCATTCCTTTATCCCATATCTTGTATCGTCTCCACTTTAATTGCCCCGCGGTCATTATTATTCCGTATTCTTGCGCTACCCTTGCAACCAATCTTTTTTCTTCGTCGCCTATTGTTGCTAAAAACTCTGCGTCTGGTATTGAAAACATCTCGCGCACGCCCGCGCTCAAGCCGTCTCTTTCCTCTCTGGTTAAACTGTCCACGCTGTATTCGGTATCTATGAACCACGGAATGAATATCGCGGTGTAAGGGGAGCGCCCGGTCTTTGCTTTCTGCCACATATCATAAAACTGTTCGCGTCCGTTCGGTGTGGTCTCAATGTCTATCTGTCCGTACTCCGCCGCCTCTGCTATACCTCCCAAAATCTTTTCCAGATCCAAATAAAAAGCGGCCTCGGATAAGTGCGCGCGGTCAACGGTGTCCCCGCGTCCGAATGCTCTTTGCCCTGCCGTTCCGATAAAGTATGTTGACCCGCGTTTCGGGAACTTCATTTCGCGCTTGCTGTCTATGCTGACTAATGGCTTGGCGGCCATATTCTCAACGTAATATCTAACGGCCGCAAACAAACGCTCTGTCGCAACCTGTTCGTGTGAAATAACAACGGCGCTCGTGCTTTTCTTCACGCAGTCCAAAAGTTGGTCTGCATCTATGGCTTTACTTATTCCCTTTTGTCTCGCTTTCAATATCAGGTTTCTTCGTGTCCGTCTCTCCCAGTAATAATTCTGCGCTACGTTGAACCGAAAGGGGACTTGCGACCCCCGCTTGTTGCGGATTTTCAAGAGCCGTTCTATCAACACCCTGTTGTCCGGCAAGTTCGTGTTCATCGTTTTTGTAGTTATCTAGTAAATCCTCTAAACTCTGCGCCCCTCCCGCCATAGGAATTATAAACTTGTCTTTCGGGTAATAGTCCGGGTGCTTTGCTCGGAGGTAAAACATAATCGCAGTTACGTTGTCGTTCATTATCGCTTTTACGAGCCGGTCTTCCACTTCCCCAATTTGCTGTTTCTTTATCCTGTCCACCTCTGCGCGAAAGTCCGGGTCGTCTTTATACCAGTTGTAATAGGTTTGACGTGAAACTTCCGCTTGGTCTGCCGCAATCTTTATCATTCCCATCGTCTTTTCCATATACTCAAGGAACTTTTGCTTTGCCCACGTCGTCCTCGCTTGTTCTTCCTTTTTGTGGTCTTCTTCCCGTACTATCTCCACTCTTTCGGGGGGTGTCAAATTTTCCAAATTTTCTTTTGTTTCCCCTGTGTTTTCCATATATTTTTATTGTACAACTTTTTTTCAATATCGTCTCCCCTCCCCTGTCTCCATAGGTCGCTCACTCTCTCCCCCGAGGTCATTTTCTCTGACAGTGGTATCTAATGGAGTGGGGTAGGGGAGAGCTTCCGACTTTTTTTCCGTGTCCATTCTTCCCCCGAGTTTGTGAAGTGTGGCTAACATTCGCCCTCTCCAAATGGCTGTCCTCAATGGGTCGCTTCCGTCGGTCTTTTCGTCCAATGCTTTAATGGTAAAAATAAGTGCTTCCCTCATATTCCTCAAATCTCGCCCGGTAATATCTTTCATAACAATTTTGTTATATCTTCGGGCCGACTGACTTCCCCGAAGTTCCCTTGTATTGCGTCCAAATCCCCTTTGAAGAAAGTGAGGATATTCTGGTGAGTGGCAAGCAATGCGTGTTCTTGTTTGAAAAGGTTCTCGGCTCCCCCTTTCCAAAAGGTCAAAATGTTCTGGTGCGTCTTCCCTATTTTTCGGCTTTGATTAAATTGTCTCGGCGCTCTCATAGGTAAGCTCCCCACTGATGTGGTCAAAATTATCTCGTTGTAGTATTTCAAACCAAGCTCATTAAATATCCGAATGTTATCCCCGACAAAGTTCCGATATTCCCCTGTCTTCTTGTTTCGTATCTCTCCGATTACTATTACCAAAAATCTGTTATCTTTCAGTTTTTCTACACACTTTTTGAAAACCTCTTTGTATTGCACAAGAAATTCCTCGTACGTTCCGAGGGCGCTCATATCGTCTTTGCTGTAAACTTCCAGATCATAATAAGGCGGGCAAGTGAAAACGAGGTCAAAATCTTTTTCCGGCACTATCGTGTCAATGTTTTTGCTGTCGCCCGCAAAAAGTTTCCCTCCCTCAAATTCTTTGCACGCTGTTTCGTTCGCCGTTACCTGTTCGGGTCGTATATCCACGCCCGTGTATTTATAGCCAAGTTCCAAAGCAACGAACGGTCGCGTTTGCCCACCCATAAATGGGTCAAGGATTTTTCCTCCTTTCTGGCAAAACCACAAATACATAATTTCGGTAAGTACCGGGTCAAAAATAGAAATGCCCTCGTTCAACATTTCCGTGGTGTAATGGTCTTCAAATTCCTCCCGCGTAAGGGTACGCCCGAGAAACTTTTCCGTTTTGCTTTTGTTCACATAATACTGCGCGTCGGTTTCAAGTCCTTTGCCCTCGCGTGTCTCTGAAAGCTCGCCTTGTATCAAATCACTCCACGCTCTCTTTCTGTCTTGCCAATATCCCTGTCGGCTGTCCAATACTGAAAATGGAGGTATCAAAAATCTTTCGGACAATTTTACTCGCGCGTCTTCCCTGATATTATTCTGCCCCATAAGCTTTTTGATGTCCTTTATATCAAAACCCGCCATAAGAAGCATATCTTTGTCAAAGGCGTTTAGGGCTTCCCAGTCCCACTCTCCCACGTTCCTGTTCAAACGGGGATTGAGTTCTTTTTCTTCTTCAAGGGTAAGCTCTCGGCTCGGTACTCGCACGTCAATTTCTTCGCGTTCCAGATCAGCATAAATCTTCACCCGTTGGTGTCCGCCGATAAGGGTGTCTTTTCTTGCCCCTGTGTTAATGCACACCGGCTCCGCCTCTCCGAATTTGGTAATACTATCACGCAAATCCGCGCCGCTCTTTGGCGAGAGCTTGCGCGGGTTATAGTCGGCGGGCAATAAGTCCGCCACTTTCCTTTTTTCGTTGTGCCAAATTATATCGGTCATATGCGTTGCAAATTTTTAGGGACAAGAAGTTGCCACTCCCAGTCGTTATATTTATATAATTCTTTGCCGTCTCCGAGGTCGCACGTCAGGTATGGGTCTTGTTGCCCCTCCAAGCTCGTAACGCCTCTATGCTTTGCACATTGTGAGATAAGGTCTGCAAGTCCTCTTCCAACCTGTGCGGTCGTTGTGGCTAGTTCTCCGTCGTTCCACGGGATAATCGTCATAGCCGTTGGTGATGTGATACTCTTTCCCCGAAAATAAACGGCGCCAGTCGCTATTGCAACCGTGTAAATTATCGCTCCTAAAATTGAAATCTTTATTTTCATTATCGTATTTTTTTGTTTATCTCCACGACCTTTTTAAGCAAACCAAGTTTTATTCCCGCGTCCGCATATTCGTTCGCAAGTTCCTCGCTGTCCTTTGGTAAACATTTTCCGCCATATCCTTTTTTTCCGTCTTGTGAAATTCGGAGGTGTACCTCTTTGCCTTGGTCGTCTCCGTCCTCTGAACCAATACGTGGGTTTTCCGCAAGCATTCTTTTTACGCAATGGTAATGGATATTTTTTTTCTCGCAAAATTCTGAAAGCTCATTTGCAAAAGTAACTTTCAACGCATAGAAAGAATTTGTCGCGAGCTTTACCAATTCCGCTTCTTCGTATTGTAATACGGAAAACATTTTATTCGGGCGCAATGGGAAAAACTTTCCTTCCAAAACTTTTGCCATAAGCACGGCAATTTCGTTTTGTGCTTTTCCTCCCGTTGCCGTTCCGATAATTTCAATACCTTTCGCAAAATCGCTCACGGCTACTTTCTCGGTCAAAAACTCCGGGACAAAATAGAGGTCAATGTTCAAATGACTTTCGCTCATTCTTCGCGTATATCCGACGGGTACGGTTGAGCGAATAAAGACGGTCGGTCGTTTGTCGTATTTTTTCGCGGTCGCGTCTATCTCTGCGACAAGATTGTAAAGCGTTGAAACTTCCAAACGTCCCTCGTTCATACTTCCGGGCTTCGCTTGGTCGGTTGGTACGCAAAGCATAAAGACGTCAGCGAATTTCAAAATCGCTTCCTTTGTCGTGTTGCTTTTGCGCTCGTCAATATCGTAAATCAAAACTTCGTTTGCGGTATTTTTCAAAAGCCAATCGGCGTGTGTCTTTCCCAAAATTCCCGCTCCAATTATTCCAATTTTCATAGTGTGTTGTACGTTATTTTTTTAATTTCTTGCGCGGGGTTTCCCGCGTATATCGCGCCCGAGGGTAAATCCTTTGAAACGACTGCGCCCGCTCCGACGGTTACGTCGCTCCCAATTTTTACTCCGGGCAAAATTATCGCGTCTATGCCAATGAAAACTCTGTCCCCAATATCAATACCCGCCACTTTTTCTTTTCCTCCGTGCATTACGGGCGAGTAATCGTGCGTCAGCATTTTTACTCTGTCGCATATCGTTACTCGGTTGCCGAGTTGTATCGGTGCGCGGTGGTCTATTACGGCGACCCTTGAAATAAAACAGTCCTCGCCGTGGCTCATAAAAGGGTAGCGCTCTTCAATTTTTTCCCCCATAAGCCACGCATTCACATTGTTCATATCGTGTTGTTTTTATACTTTTATTATAACACTTTTTTGAATACTGCAAAAGTTCTTCGTCCGTCTGTTTTTTTCACTTCGTATGCTCTGCCCGTGGCTCGTTTTATCATTTCGCACATAACCAAATTTTCTGTTCGGTGCGTGTCGTCAATGATTATCGCCGCCTTTTGGTAAAACAAATCAAAGTTATGAAAGAAACCAAGTCGCCCTGTTCTTGCGGGGCCGTCAACAATTATCAGATCAACTTTCTCTTTTGCGATATGAGCCATTTTCTCTCTGTCGTACCATTCCGTTTGTGGGTCTATTGGTATCAAACAAACGGGGTGTGCGTAAGGTTCGCCCGGTGGCGGGAGATATTTTTCGTCGCTCTCTATGCTTATTACCTGCGCGAATTTCCGAAGCTCAAGCGTTCCCGTTCCGGCTCCAAGTTCAAGTATCGTTCCGTTTGGCGGTATAAGTTTGCTCGCTTCATTCAGGAGTTCTCGGCTTATTGCCCACTCTCCCAAATTTTTATTGTTTATTTTGAAATTCATACAGTATTTTTTTTATGAAATTCTTCGTCTACTCCGTCGGTAATATCCGACAAAGTCATTTTCCAACTCTGTTCTTCTTTGTGATATTTGATGTCGTAACCTTTCCCAATCTCCGCGTCAAGCCAAACCTTTCGTCTTTCGTCGTAATGTTTACACTGAACGGAAAGGTCGCAAATGCTTTTCATTCCGATAAGCGACATATCGTACACCATAAGAACGTCGGGCCCGAGCATTTTTCCGTCAATCGCTTTCATCGGAAATCTTTCCACAAAGTGTTTAAGGTGTGCTATTCTTCCAATCCAACAATACCACCCTCCGCCTTGTATATATCTCAAACCTTTTCGGCGCATTTTCGGAATTATTCGGCGCACCACCTGTTCGTTTTCGTCTTCTTCAAGCCAACAAATCCCGGTGTGTTTGGTAAATCCTCGCCCGCATTCTATTCCCGAAACATAGGCCGCCTCTTTGTGTGCCTCCATTGTCGGCAAAAGTTTTTTGTATGAATTATCTGGCACGAGTGTATCGTCTTCTACCATAAAAAGATATTCAGATCCGCCCCACTTCTGCGCCGCTTGGTTTATAAACATATGGATAAAGTTTCCAATATGCAAACCTCTTTCTTCAAAATCTCGGCTGTAAGGAAGCTCGCCTCCTCCCGTTACAAACATACGGCTTGAAAGAAAATGTTTCTCGTATCGTTTTTGATACCCTTTCACTTTTTCCACAAATTGCTCACTGCTCGCGTCTACAATTATGAACCAATGCGTTTCGGTTGGTAGCCCGAGGTGTTCTATCTGTGCAAAGTATTCGTCCAAAACAACGTCCCGTGAAATCAAAGAGCAAAAAGTTACTTTCGCGTTTGCCTCTTTCATTCCATATTCCTTTTTCAAAATTTCCCGGGCAAAATCTTTCTTGATGTTTGTGTTCGGTGTATTCCAAATACTCGCTCCGTGGTGTCGGTAATGCCATAAAACTTCTCTGATATGAATACCCACAAGCCCTTTGTTTTTTAAGGCGAGGCAAAATCCTGCGTCTTGCATTATTTCCAAACGCTCGTCCCACGCGGGGCAAAGGTGGCGCCGTACCATTACGGGGGTGTTCGTAATAGGGGAGTAGTCCGCCCACGTTTCGCTCCATTCAAAAATGTTACAGCGGGGGAGTTTTCCTTTTTCCGTTCCGTAAAGTTCGTGTTCAAATCTAGCGTATGCAAAATCTTTTTCGGTGTGTTCGTCAAGCGTTGTTTTTAATTTTTCCAAATACAAAGGAAAAGGGTAGTCGTCGCCGTCAAAAAAAGTGATATAGTTTCCTATCGCATAATGTATCCCCGCGTTTCTCGCTTTGTTTGCGTTTCCAAATCCGACTTCCACGACTTTGACTTGCGGATAGTTTTCTTTTATATATCGGACTTCGTCCTCCGTGCTATTATCTACCACCGCAATAATCTCATAAGCCACCTTGACCGTCTGTCGGATAAAACCCTCCAAACAATCTTTGACAAATTTTGCTTGATTATGAAAAGTAATGATAACAGAAATCTCCGGGCGTGGCGCCCCTGCCTCCTCATTTTGTCGGCAACTTTTTTTTTGTTGAACAGGCATTTGTTCAATGTCTGCTCTAACCAATCCCGGCAGATCATTGTCTGACCTGACTAGCTCTCCGGGGTTATAAGTATGTCCGTCTACCGTAATAAAACGGGTCGCGTGATAAAGTTTTTTCATTTTGTTTTAATAACTATTTTTACAATCGCCATCCACACAAACCACGGAAGAAATCTCGGTTTTGGTTTCATAGCGTTTCCAATCATACGACCCATTTCCCGCGCTTCGTTCCTCGTTTCCTTTCGGAAATACTTGCGTGCGCGTTTCGCAATTTTTTGAGACGATGTTGTATCTTTTATCATACTCTTTTTTGTGTTGCCAATAAATTCGCTTCCTCTCTTAATTTTCGCAGGGCGTCGTTTGTCTTCGCATTTTCTTTTTGCATTTCCGCGTCCTCGCGTTGTACCTCTTTCTTTTGTTCGTTCCTCACTTTGTCGTTTGATTGTATTTTAAGAGCAAAAAGGCCTTGCCACCCGTTCATTATGCTTTGCTTAATTATCAACGAGTGCGTTTCTTTGTGTTCTTCCAAAAACTTCCATTGCATTTTCTGTGTCGTCGGTGTCATTTTCTTCCCGCTTTCTTTTCTGTATCGGCACCATACGTCCCACGCTTTCGGGTTCAACCATTCAGGTAATGGCTCCGCTGGCTTCTCTCTTGTCGGCGGTGTCGCCCTCTGTGGCGCTGTCGGTATGCCCTCGGAGTACTTTTGTAGTATCTCGCACGTCTTCTCCCAATTCAAGCGATAGTGAAGCGTTGCCGGTCTTCCACAGAGCTTTTCTTCCAGTATTCCAAGTTCTTTTCCTATTCGTCGGGCCGTCTCTTGCTCTTTTCGGCTCAATCCTGTTTCGCGTAACCAGTCAACGTGGCTTTTGTAAATCCAACCGTCCGGGTCAAGTGTTTTGTCTTTCCAATAAAAAAGTTGACTCCAGATCAGCGCGAAACCAATACTCCCAAATGCTTGTGCGAGCGCCGGGTGATAAGCCACGGGTCGCCGTAATAATTCGGCTAGGAGTGTGTTGTTCATAGCGATATGAATATATTATAATCGCAAAATGCTTTTTTGTTAATAGGTGGAAAAGTCCGCCTCGTTAGGGGACGGGATATAAAGTTCAAGGCCGCTTTCTTTTGAAAGCCCCGTGTCCAATGTCGGAAGTGCCGCCCACGGCAATACCTGTTCAAAAACGTATTCGTGAAATGCCTTGTCGCTCAATTCGGTAATAGAAAGCGTGCGTGTATATTTCACGGTTTTTCCCTCGCTGTTTTTGTGGCATTCAAATTCTCTCAAAAACATATGGGTCAAAAGTTCGTGCGCGTCTTCTTTACTCGTCCCCATTGCGTCTGCAATCATCGGAATAGGAACGGCGAAATAGTATTTATGCTCGTGCGGACTTCGGTCTTTGACTGGCGGTTTCACTATCACGTCAACTTCTTTTCCCTCGTAAGGAAAAAGCCCCTTGCTAAAAAGTCCCTCGTCCTCAAAATACAAACGTCCTCCGTTTACTTTTGCCCGAAACTTCGGGTATATTTTTCTCTCGTGTTTTTGTGTTGTCATATTTTTATAAAAGATAGGATATGCTTTACCACCGCCACGTTGAAAGCGTTCCCGAGTGTTTTGTATCTTTGGCTGTCGCTCAATCCGCTCGTGTAGTCGTCTGGGAGGCACTGTAAGCGCTCGCATTCTTTCGGCGTAAGTTTCCTCACATACTTTCCGATAAGTGCCATACTGTCCGTTTGCACGGTTGTCATAGCGTTTGCTTTGCCGTCTTTCCTCACTTCGGTTTGTTTCGCTCCTTGGCGCGTTCGTCTGGCGGCCCCCGTGATTTCATATAAACCTGTTTTGCCCCCCCCTCCGCCTCCGTTCGCCGATAGGGTTACGCTTTTACCCTCTATGCTGTAAACCCTTGAAGCCATACTCCCTTTCGTTCCGGCAATTTTTCCTATGCGCACGGGCGCGGTGTATACCATTTGACCTTGGTTTTTTGCAAAGTATTCTCGCGGTGTCGTTCTTCCGATTGACGACATTATCGTTCGGCTCTTTTCTCGGTCTACCGTTCCGCCCTCAATAATATCTTTCAACATTATTCGTCGGTCTGACGGTAGCGTAATGCCCGGGATATTCGTCCAAAAATATCGTTTGCGCGACTGTGCGGAAACGAGCGCCGCGTCAATCATTATCGGCTGTACTCCGACCAATTCGCTTATGGTATCGCGCGCCTCGTTTGACATTGTCGCTACGTTTTCCAATACAAAGTATTTCGGCTTTACCTCTTTCAAAATTCGGAGGTATTCATAAAACAAACCGCTTCGCTCTCCCGCCAATCCTTTGCGGTTCGTCTTTGCGATTGATAAATCCTGACAGGGGCTTCCTCCGATAAGCAGATCAATTTTTGTTGAAAAATTAAATCCGCCACCGCTCCAAACAATACCGCCGTTTTCTACTTTCAAACTTTTTACGTCTCCTATTTGTTTTATATCGGGAAAATTTTTCTCCGATACTTGCAAAGCGTATTTGTCAATCTCGCTCGCAAAATATGAGCCGTTGCAATCAATCCCCAATTTTTCAAGGGCGACCCTCGCGCAACTTATTCCGTCAAAAAGTGAAAGAACTTTTAATTTTTTCATACCTCTATGGTTACGGCGACCATTCCCTGACCGTCGGTTGCTCTGATAAAATCCACGGAACACGCCACATATTTATCGTTCACAAAAAGCGCGTCGTTTATTCCTTTCAAAACATTATCCGGGTCGCCGTGGTGGTCGTTCACGAACGAAATCATAACCGTTACGTTTATTTTTTTCTTTCCGAAATCCAACGGTTTGCCGTGTTTCAGAAAATTGAGGTTGTCGGCTTGTCTTTCCGATACGAGGCGCTTCTTCGCAAATGCTTTTTGGACGTGTGCTTTCCACATCACATATTTTTGATACTCCGGCGACCACTTGCTCGCTTGCGTCGTCCTCTTATAAGGCACGGGGTTTCCTTTCGGGTCTTCGGGGTTTCCCAATATCACGAAGTTGAAAATCATATCTTTATCGCTTACGCGTTTTTAGGAAGCCACCACGCTTTTCGACCCTCGCGTCTCGCCTGCACTTTCGCAAGGCGTATTCTTCCGACCTCTGCCTCGTGTCGGCGTGCCGATAAAATATAGGCTCGCCTTTTTGCTTTTTGCAAAATTTTACGAAAAGTTTTTGCTCAATGTTCATACCAATTTTTTTTCCACTCACCAAATTTTTGGTTAAGTTTCTGCCGTTTAGTTATTAAATCCTCCGCCTTGCTGTACTCGCTCAACTGTTCGTCCGTTGCGCGGTTCAGCATTATCCAATCCAAACGCTCTTTCACGTCCGTGTGGCGGGCTTGGATATGTACCGCCTCCGAAAGAGGAAGTATTGCCCACGTTTGGTTTACTTGTCTCCCTGCGAATATGAGGTTATGGTGCCACTCAATTTTTCCGTTCGTTCGCCCTGTTACGCAACATCTTTTCATAAAGGGGTCGCCCGCTATCTCCTCGCGCATTTTCTTTGGTATGGGGCGCATTTATTTATACCCGTCTACTACCCCCGAAGCGTTAGGGTTTTCAACAAAGTTTCCTTTTAGATTTTCAAGAAGATTTTTCAAAAAAAGTTCCGCTCCGTTTTCTTCTATTCCTCTTATGGCGGACTTTATCCAAATTTCTTCGTCAATAAGAGGTTCGTGTTCTTCACACATCATCGGGTGTATGTTCACGCAATAAAATGGATTTGCGAGTATCCTTTGTAATTTTTGTACGGTCATTTCCTTGTTCATATAAGTTTTTGTTGGTTAGGGTTGCAAATTTCGCACGTCGGGTTGAATTTGTCGCCGTGCTGTCGGCATACTTTCACGGTTGGTTTCGCATACCCCATAGCAATTTTCCATTCTTGTTCGGCTATTCCGCGGGCAAATGCGATTTTCCAATCTGTCGGAAAATACTTTTTTTCGTCGTTTTGAAAGTATGCTCGGATACGTTTCACGTTGTCTTCTCTCGGTAGGTGGTACAGATCAGAAAGCAAAACTCCCTCTCTCCCGCTTGACCCTTTCTTTACGGCTTGCGGAAAAAAGCGTCTCCAAATTTCTATCGTCAAAGTTATGTCGCTGTTTCTTGTTTCTGGCGCTTCTTGAAGCGTAACCTCCACCATACCCTTTAATGTTTTTATGGCTCGGTAGTCCATAGTTTTACCAGTTTGAAATACTCAGTCCGTCTTTGTCTTTGAACGTCCCCGAAAGGATAATGATTAAATCAATCAAAACCCACACGCACGCGATAGGAAATCCAATCATACTCAACGTGAGTAAAAGCAAAAGAATTGCTGTCGGGCCCCTTTGCGCGTAAAATCTATGCGCTCCAAAAAGTCCGAGGAAAAAGGCGAATAAAAATAGTGCTGTTTTGTTTTTTTGGCTTTTCATAATAGTTCTCTTTCTGTTATCTCTCCGATACGCTTCCACGCTTTAAGCATTCGTATTTTCATTTTTAAGCGGTCAAGGTGTGTGCGTTTTGTCGGAAATCTTTTAATCTCTCCCGTTAGTTCCGGCATAATTTTTCCGGGCGGGATTGTCGTTGGTAACCAGATCAGCTCCAATTCTTCCGCGGGGTATCCTGTAAAGCATTCAACTCCCACGTCATAAAAAGTAAGCTGTCCGTTTGTGTCCGCCATTTTTTGCGTCCACGGCGTTCCTATTGCTCCCGTTTTGTATTCCAATATGGCTCGGTAATCAAACGAGGCGCTGTCCGGCTTTATAAGCAAAGGAACTTCTTTCTCTGCGTATTTCAATATCGTTCTCACTTCTTTATCGCGGCGCTCTAATTTTGGAAGGTTGATAAGAATAAGGTCGGTCAATAAATCCTCTGTGCTTTCCCCCGTCTCTAAACTATCGGCAACGGTTTTGCCAAAAGCCATACCGGGGGAAACTCGCATTTTTTCGTCTAGGATATACCTGCGAATATAAAGCTCCTCGGACGTTTCCAAAGTGTTCAACTGCGTCCACGAAAGATAAGGTCTGGGGCGTATCATTTTAGAGTTGTGTTACGTCTTCCAATCCCTCGTTGGCTTCCGCCAATTCTTTTTCTTTTTGTTCTTTTTCGGCGAGTGCTTTTGCTTGCTCTTTTTTTATCGTCTCTATGCGCTCGGTAATTAAACCGCGCAAAGTTTCTTTCTGTTCGTCGCTGTAAAGTGCGGACGCTTCAATCTTTTTTCCTGCGTCTTGCAATCCTGCTACGTCCGAATTTGCGGCGATAATCTTTTTCGTTTTTTCAAAAGCGATAACATCTTTCGGTTTTTCTTCCGCTCCTCCCGCCTGTGCCATTTCCTCCGGCGCGTAAAGTCCCGATAAAAGTTTAGGGAATGCTTTTCTCAAAGCCAAACTTTCCGCACATTTTGCGAGTTGTCCGTACGGCATTTTGAGCCACATATACCCTTGGTTTCCTCCGGGGAAGTATTCCGCCCACCTTGCTGTTGCTGTGAATGGATAGCGTTTCTCTCCGAGGAGTTTGTAAACGGTAACGGTCGCGCTTCCCGGTACTTTGATTTTCTTTTCCACTTCGTGTCCTTTTGCTCCAACCTTGAAAGGTTGCTCGGCTTCGTCTTTGAAAACAGCGTCATCGCTTCCCGCGTATTGTCCGCCACTTTCTGCTATCGCCCTGAAACCATCAATGCCGACCTGTATCGTTCCGACCTTTCGCGCTTCTCGGCTATCCCAACGGCTCACGAAATGTACTTGTTTCAAAAATGGATTGAGCTGTGTACCTTGGCATACACTCAAAAACATTTTCAACTCGTCGTCGCTCGCTTCCTTTGCGACCAATCTTTTAATGAGTTCAATCTGCGGTCGGGTAAGTGTTGCGTATGGGTCGGCGTTCGTTTTATCCAAAATGGATTTTGTAATGACCTGAATTTGTTTACTCTCCGCGGGAGTGACTTCGTTTTCTTTTGCCTCTATCGCCGACACCGATGTCGTTACCTCCGCCGGTGTCGCTTTGTCTTTTTTTTCGTCCTCTTTTTTAGTGTTCGGCGTTGTGCCTATCACTTTATTTTTTGGTGACTTTTGCATTTTGTGTTGGTTTTTGTATTCTTCCAATAATAACGTCATACGGGGATTTGTATTCCGCGATTGACGCTTTTTTCAAATATAAGATATGCCCTTTATCGACCAAGGCGAACACATCATATTTATTTGTAAACTGTTTCGGCGCTACGTCCCCGACTTTAATTCTCTGCCCTGCGCCCGTGAGCAGATCATATCCCAAGTCAAAATCAACTGTCTCTCGGCATTGATAGCCGAACGTCCACAGTTTCTTTTTGACGAAAGTTACGAGGTCTTTGTGTTGCTCTTTCTTCATACTGTTATTATAATTTATTATAAATTAAAAATCCAGCCCGAGTATACGAAACTCTGTGGAAAACTTTTTTTGAAGTTCCGCAATTTTCCCGGGCATTTCCGCTTCTTCTTCTTTGGTAAAGGGTCGCAAAAACTCCTCTATCTTTCGCATTTTGTCTCGGTTTATTTTTTGGACGTGTTGGTCAACGGTTTCCTCTTTGGTCATATAATACCTCACTATCATATCCCGCTTCTGCTCCGGTCTGTCCATTCGGTTTTCCGCTTGGATATTCATTGTTGGTACAAAGTCCATATCCACAAAAAGCGAACAGCTCGCCTCGTATGCGTTCCCACCTTTCGCGTGGCTCTTTATCTTTCCGACCAAAACTTTTTCCGTTCCCTCTTTCCAGTTTGGTAGTTCCTCAAAAGTTTTGAAAGAAATATCCGCCGCGGTCAGTTCTTCTTGCAGTATTTTTTCCGTCTCAACGTATACCGTCCAAATGATTATGCGGTGGTCTTCGTAAAGTCCGGCTTTAATATCCGCAACAATTTTTTTCGCTTTCCACCGACTGTTCACTTGGTACACCTTGCCGTTCTCAATAAGTTTTTGCAGGTCTTTGATATTTTCAATGTTTTTTCTTTCGGATTTTTCCGCGGTCAAGTTGTATTCGTTTACGCTTTCCAAATACTCGTCCCACGCTTGATTATATTCCGCTTCCCATTCTGTATTCCACGGAATAAAAACCGTGTGTCGGTCTTTCTTTTTGAAAACATTTGTCTGGTCTTTTCGTTTGAAGAAAAACCTGTCCCGTATGAGCCAACGAAGCTCGCGCACGTTGTTCGCTCCTTTTGCCCACCAACTGTAATACTTCCACCATTGTGTTTTTAGTTGCGCCTCGCTCACACCTTTTATGCTCCGAATTTGTCGGTAGCAACCACCCGCAAAGATTTTTTCAAAAGCCATTTGAGCTTTCTTGTCTCCTTTTCCTGCAAGTTCGTGTCCGAGCAAAAGAAGCGGGGAATAAATCTCCGCGGCCCCGTTTAGCATAGGCGTACCCGATAAAAGAAAAACGAAATCCACTCTGTCGCAGATCGCTTTTACTTTTTTGAAACGGTCGGTCGTGGTCGTCTTTGCGAGTGTCGCCTCGTCCATTATGACCGCGCCGATTGTCTCGGCTATTCCCGCGGGTATCTTGTCTATGCTGTCCGGATTTATTCCGTACACGGTTTGAACGAGCAAGCCGAGTTCTTCCGCCTTGCTTTCCCGAAGTGATTGATACTGCACTTTCGGAAAATTGTTCTCAACTTCTTTTTTGAAGTTTTGAGAGTTTTGTATTTCGTTCAACTCTGCAACGACCAATATATTTTTACGGGTAGTGCCCACAGCCGAAGCAATGGCTGTGAGCGTCTTTCCCATTCCCATATCAAGGGCGATATATATTTTTCGTTTTTCTTGTGCAAAGATTACTGCCTCTTTTTGGTAATCAAATAAATTCATTTGCAAAGGGGTATAAGTTTGTTTATAACCGCGGCCGATGTCGCTATTGCGACCGCCGCTGAAAGGATGCACATAAAAACTGCGAAAAGTATTTGTCTGTGGTCTTCCATATTTTTACTCTACAGGGTTTAGCGTTATCTTGTAATGTTCAAGCATATATTTCATTCGGTTAATCGGGTCAATCACAGTGTCCGGGACGTATACGGTTATGGCTGTCTCTCCGGCTCTCCAAGCAATCTGTGTTACCATTCCCGAAAACTCTATGGTTTCACATTTCGCTTTCATTTCGTCTCGCTCTTTGTTCACTTCCTCAACCTCTTTTTTCATTCGGTTTTTCTCTTTGATGTCTTGCCCGAACAAAGATTTTTCCAGTTCGTCCTCAATGTCTTTTATCCTTTCGTCATACGGGTGTTCGTCAAGTGAAAGTTCCATTTTGTAGTGGTGGAAAGATTTCGGCAATTCTTTTCCGACCATAAGTTTGGCAATCCAACTCGTCCCTTTAAGGGTAAGGGTTATGATTTCCACGCTCGCCTCAATTCCCGTTTCCAATAAACCTTTTACCCTCATTGTCTCAACGCGCGCCTTTTTGCTTTTTGATGTTGACATTTTTTTTCTTTTTAAGTTTCGCCCTTTGTTGTCTCTCCTCCTCCGGCGTTACGGGGTAGGGCTTTATAACCTCGCAACGAATTACTTTTATTGTAAACTCAACCACCTGTCCTTTCTTTGCCGCTTTCAAAAGTTTTCCGATAGGCATTCCAAGCGGTGGCGCTACACTAACGAGTTTATTCTTCGTCATTTTCTTCGTCGGGGACTTTCGGCTTTGCGCTTTCTTTCCCGTCCTTTATTCCTCGGTCGTAACTGTCATTGATTTTCTTTTGAATATGGAAGAAAATTTCCTCCATAATTTTCGGCAGATCAGCACGTTTCATTTCTGGGAAATACTTGCGTATTATTCCCGGTATGACGTTGTCAATTACGGCCCCCGTTCCCTTGCAAAGAAAACATTCTTCCATACTTTCGTTGTGTCCCTCTCCCGAGCACGTCGGGCAACTCATTGTTTGGTTCAAAAATGTTTCAACAAATTTGTCTTCCGTCATATTATTTTGCCACGGTTATATCGCGGCCAATCAAAATTTTCTCGTACGCTTCGACCATTCCCAATGCGTGTTCGCGCGTGGGTGCGTTATCGTTCGGTTCCAAATCTTTATCGTCCACGGCGATAGCAAAATCTGTATTGTCTTTCGTAACCTCTCGCGGTTTCGGTGCGTATATCCCCAAAACTTCCGAAAGGTCTGCTACGAAATCATAAAACTCAGTCAACTCTGCCATTGAAAATCCCAAAAATCCAAAAGCAATATCGTTCAAATCTTTTGAGTGGTCGTATACGGTACACTCAAATTTTCCTCTCTTAATTTCCACACGGTTTTCTTTTGGTGATGTGAAAATTATCCCGCGGTCTTTATACTCTCCGCCTGCGTCTGATATTTTTTCAATCAAATCTTCTTTCGTCATAATTTTATCGGTCGCCCGGTGTTGCCCCGGAAAAATCCGCAGGTTCCGAAATAACCAGTTTACATTTTGGACAAGGTCTTGACCCTGTCGGTTGATAATTTTTTGAGTCGTCGTCCCACTCGTCGGTGGTAACTTCCCCCGTGTCTCCGCATACGTCGCACGGTTTATGGTCGCTCGTGATGTATATATCCCCCTCTACATATTCCACGCCGATGTGTTTCTTTTTGAGTTTCCAGTGGTAGCGGACTTTGTAATAAACTTCTTTGAACCCTAGCCGTCGCAACTCAAAACAAAAATCACTTCTTTCTTCGTCGTGGTTTTCAAAAAAGCCAATCCAAAGTCCTCGTTTCTCGTCCCACTCCGGCTCGTACCAAACCCCGCCTCTGCGCGTGGCTATGTTTCCGGCGCGTGATATTTCGTCAAGGAGCTTTTGTGTTGGTGTTTTCATATATTTTTTAGAAAGGAATATCGTCCAAATTGATTTCCTCCTCTCCCGAGGCGATTTCTTGACTGCCTGTACCCTCTCGGCTTGCCCCTTGGCTGTATCCTCCGCCGTCCTCGCGCTTCTTTGCCCCAAACTGGAACGTATCAGCCATAATGTCGGTTTTGTATCGTTTTGAGCCGTCCTTGGCTTCCCACGAGGAGGTTTTGAGGCGACCCTCCACATAAATCTCGTCTCCTTTCAAAAGCCACTGCTTTATCGTCTCCGCAGTCTTTCCAAAAGCAACGACATTATGAAATTCAACCTCCTCTTTTTTTTGTCCGTCTTCGCCTTTCCACGTTCGGTTGCTCGCTACTCCGAAAGTACAAACCTTTATTCCCGAGGGAAGTGCTTTTATTTCGGGGTCGCGGGTAATGCGCCCGCAGATCATAACTTTGTTCAAATTCATTTTAGTTTACCCCTCCGAGGGATTTTTGGATTTTAGCCGTGCACTCCGAGCAAGTGCTTTCCTCTTTATCGTATAATCTTTTTATCGCCTCCGCTTTTAGGTCTTTGACGACTTGATTTTCTTTTCCCGCCTGTTCAGCATACTTTGCTATGGCGTGGATAAGCCGTCCGCTTTCCATTTTTTCAATCTCTACGTTTTCCCCTTTGTCGTTTGTGTAAAAACTCATATTTGATAAATTTTAACCTCTAAAACTTTGAGTCCGTATGCCTCCGCCTCTTTCGTGGAAGCAAACCAAATATCAAAGTAATTTCCCCCGCGAAATCTTGCGCCCATTCGGTCTTCGCAGGTGTATACTCTCCCGTCAATTTCAATCTTTGTGCCAAACTCGTATCGTGTCGGGCAAGCAATCGCTCCGGCGTATACCACGCGCCCGCTTGCCATTCGGCTTGGTCTTTCGTCGTTTTGGATTTTCTCTGAACTGTATCCGCTCACTTTCGCGTCGTGTATCATTTCAAACTCCGCTTCGGGGTCTGGTCGTTCCGTTCCGACGACCTTTGCGTTTACCGGCTCGCCGATAATTTTGCACTGGTCGGCTTGCCACGGCAACAAATAAAACCCGGCGTATTGCGTGGCGTATGTCTGCCACGTTTTGCATTCGTGTTCAGCGTTTCGGTCTAGTCCATAACTCAAAGAAACTCCGAACGCAACGCAAATCACGATTGTGAATAAAGTTCTAAAAAGAAAATCTTTCATAAAGTTTAGCGAATTGAAATTGACGCTTCCTCTCTCACTTCTACGCCGGGGATGACCGCTCCCGCGAGCGCCGCTTTCCTCACTCTCACTTCGTCTACGACCCAATACTCGTGCGGTATTTTTTCTGCGTCCACGATAACCGCAACTTTTCTCATTGAACGATTGAGCTTTGCCCCCTCGGTTACGACGTTTTTCTTTTCGTCCCCAAGTTCGGTGAGCTTTCTTTCCGCGGTAGTTTCCTTAATTCTTCCCGCCGCTTCTTGTCGCGCAATGATGTCTTCCTGTCGTTTTCTCTCGGCTTCAACTTTCGCCATATACTCGTTGGCTTTTCCTTTGAGTAAATCCTCGGCCGCTTTACATTCTTTTTCTAGCGGTAAGTATCGGCGCTGTGCGTTCTCAATAATTTCTCGGGCGGGTCTGGTGCTTTCTTCCATTACGCCTCTGATAAACTTTCCGAGGGTTTTTACTCCCTTGATTTTATCGGTAATGGCGGCGAGGGTTTGGTCGTCGTTTACGACTGTTGTCTCTACCATTGCGCGCATACCTTTTATCTTCTCGTCAATGATTATCGCAGGGGATATTACTTCCTGCTTTGGCGTTTCCGCCGGTGTTGTTTTTCCCATTGTGTTGGTGGGTTATTGTTAATGTATTTATTATAATACAGTTATAATTTTTTATAAAGCCCCTGATGTGGATAACTTTTTTTCTTTCAATAAAATTATTATCCCGTCCAGGTATCGTATTTCAAATTTCCAAATTCTTTTTTCCATTTTGTTTTCTTCTTTTGTTGAAGTTTTTAAGCGTTTTTCTTCCCGCGTCTCCTCGGCAATCCCAACATTTCAAAGCCATTTCGTGATACGTTCCGTCGGCTTTCTTTTGTTGAAATTCCAAATCGTCCACCTTTTTGAAACAATCCTTTTCTGAACAAATCATATTTACCGTAAAAATCCAATAATGCTCACGGCTCGGAACGGCACGCCGTGTTCTTTTGCCAGTACTTGTCCCCGTTCGTTTACGAGGCGGACGTACTCCGCGACCTTTGTTTGCGCCTCTGCATACGAAATGTTTCCTCTGTGCAGATCAGCTTTGGCTTGTTCGGCTTCCGCTTTTATTCTTTTTGTTTCTTCGGTCATATGCGTGGAAAGTTTACCTGTATTGTTAAGCAATCGTTGTCCTCATTAAATCCGTCGTCCGAGGTATAGGTGTATATATTCAACGGCATTGTTTTTCTCATTTCCGAAATCTTTTCTCTTATTCTTCGGCTCTGCGTTCGTATCTCGTGGACGCAATTTTGGCAATATGGCTGTCCTTTTTGGCAACCGCATATTGTCGGAGGGTCTGCCTCCACGCGAATATCAATCCACCCGTGCGCCGTTCCTCTCCCTGTCGTTACGGAAACTTTGCCAGGGAAAATTGTGCGGAGGTGTTTTTTGATAAGTCGCGCCGTTTCGTTCGTACTCAATTTTTCATTTTCCATTTTGTGTGTTGTTTGCCTTTCGGCTTTATCTAGTATGCGGCGACAATTTGTTTCGGTCTTTCTTCTCTGCACTCTTTCGTGTTCTTTCTTCCAAAGCGAGCGTTGTATTCCATTCTTTCTTTGGCTTCGGGTGGCACGATAACTTCCGGCTCTTTTACTTTGACGTGTTCTTCCGCCTCTACGCCGACCCAATTTTTTATTTTTCCGTGGTGTCGGAAACATTTCTCATTCGGGCAAACTGCGATAATGTTTCTCGTTCGTATCTCCGCGCCGTTCTCGTCCACGTTCACGCGCGCAAGCATTTTTTGTATTGTCCCGCACTCATAACATTTCTCTCTCATTATTTCGCCCTCCACGATAACGTAAGGCGAAAGCGGGTCGTTGTTTCTTGTTCGCGGAAATCTTTTTTCCATCATATTTTTGTGTTGGTTATTTTTAATTTTTTTTATTCTCTTTCTGCACCGCACCTCCCGTCGTCTCCAATCTCTCCTCCGCAATTTATGCAAACGGGGTTTGCTTCTCGGCTTCCAATAATCACTAAATTGTTCACAACTTTTTCCTCGGCTCTACTTTTCAAATATGCAATTTTTGCTTTCTGCGCGTCTAGGTGGTTTGTGTATTCCTCGTTACCAATTTTTTTTCCCGTTCGGTAGTCAACTAAAAAGTATCTTTTCATTTTCTTTTGTTCGTTAAAACTTTCAAATAAACAGCTTCAACGTCTCCTCTCACTTTGAGCATTGCCTGCCCTGCGTCGTCTGCCAAAACTTCTTTTGAGTAGGTAACGCCTTTGACGATATGTTTCACAAGAAACGTACGAGTATCTTTTTTCATTTTAGGCAAGTTTGAGGTTTCCGTTAAAAACTCCACCGACCTTTTGAATATAATACGTTCCTTTTCTCGCCGCTTTCATAAGTTCGCGGTATTCTTCCGCGTCTTCCTTTTTTTCAAAGGTTGCGAGCGTATACGTTCCAAAAACGGTCGCGTACTTAATCGCAAAAAATTCGTTTTCCATAGTGTTGGCTATGCGGGCGGGGTTAGTGTTAATCTTCCGCCCTCGTTTATAAGATAGTATAAACGATAAAAAATAAAAGTCCAGTCGTTTCGTCGTCGGAGTGGATAAGTCAAAAAGGTTTTTCTATATATAATATCTGTTAGTACTCTCTGTATATAGAGTGATGCGCCAAAAGGTACAACTGAGATGCGCCAAAAGGTACAACTTGATTTTAGTTATCCCCAAGTTTCCCCCTGTTATCCCCTCGGTTTTCCCCAACAAAAAAGAGCGCAGAGAGCGCTCTTTCCCGGTGCCTTTCGGCTCCTCAGTCCCAACACAAAACTGTAATTACATTATACCACTATTTTATTTTCCCGCATAGAGTGCGCCTCCGCTCGTGTCTCCTTTGTTTGAAAAATAAAATACAAAAGCCATTCCCGCGAGGGCGAAAAAATCTTTTGCCTCCATTGTAATTCTTCCCGAAATGACTTCAAAAAGAAATGCAAAGCAGATCGTAAATGCCATTACGAGGAAAACAATTTTTGACGCGCTTGTGAAAAGTTTTTCCATAAAATTATTTTTTAATTTTTAAGAGTTCGGCGTTCATTGCCGTTCTCGTCTTCGGCCCGAAATTTGACCCGTCGTCCATAATTCCGTGGTCGCTTTGGAACTTCCTGACCGCCGTTTGTGTTTGCGGGCCGTATGGGCCGAACACTCCCGGTCTCATATAAGGCGTTTTGTCTGCCCGTGTGAGCGTCTGCAATGCCCTCTGCAATGCTTTTACTTCCGCCGTGGCTTCCGCTCCGCTTTTGAGGTTTACTTTGAACACATAAGAAAATGGCACTACTACCGGCGGTATTTTTGCGCTTATCTGATACTGAAAAGCGTAAGGTATGCAATAATTTGGCGCAAGGAGTTTTCGGAAACTTTTGTATGTATCATAATCTTTCCAGTCATAATTTTCCGTATATCCATACACCACTGTCGCGTGTTGCGCTCCGCACCCGCACCCTTTTATCGGCGGGTCGTTCTCGGTTGCGCTCCACGGCGTGCATACCGCGGCCGCTATTTGAACGGGGCCGTATGCAAGAGCTTTTCTCAAAAGGTTTGTGCTATACGTTCCGACCAAAACCCACTGATAAAGAATATCAAATTTTTCCGCAAATTTTTTCCCGAGGTCAATAACTTCTTGCGGAACTTCTTTGTAGTAAATCGCCCACTTTTCGTCTCTCGTCATTGTATCTTTCATTTCGGACGGCCACGGCCACTTTTTTTCCGGCACCAGTCCGTTATGTCGTACGCTATCGGCGACGGTAGGCAGTCCGTTTCCGTTTTGTGTCGTCCCTGAAAGTTTTGCAATCTGTCTATCGGAAACATTTATTTTTCCGTTTTCGTCAAAATATCCGTTCTCTTTCAAAAAAGCAATATGCTCTGCGGGTATCTCTCCTCTTTGCATTAAAATCTCAAATAAAATCTCAAAGATATTCCCCGCAGAAAAAGAAACGCAACCGTAACAGTCAAAGACGTTTCGGCTCTGTGTTTCGTCCGTCGGCAAATACTTGTCGTATTGTCCCGTCGGTTCCAAAACTTTTGAAATCCCAGTCTCCGCTCCGACTTGGAAATCTCCGAGTTTCGGTTCTACGATAAAAATACCTGTGTTGTTTTCCATTTTATTTTTTTAGCTCGCTTAATGTTAAAAGTTTGATGATGGCTTCGTTTTGTTTTTCCAATCGGTCGTCTTGCGTCTTATCGCGCTGTTCTAGTTCAGCAATCTTTGTGAGTGCTGTTTCCATATGCGCCTCGTGGTTTTGTTTAATGAGGGCAATGTCAATTTGTATTCTATAAAAAAATGATATGACGGGAATAAAAAAAAGAATGACACTAACCAAAAGTTGCATTTTGGAAATCATTATTTTTTCAACCGTCGTCTCGGTGTCTTGTTTCATAACTCTATTTCAAGACGCGACCGCAACCAAACTACTTTCCGGGTTTCCTCGTGCGTCAATTTTCCTCCCTCCAAAGCGTCATCGCATAGCGTGTTGATTTTAATTTTTAATTTTCCGTATACCCCGACACCGACCGGCGATTTTTTCGCGGTCGGGGTGTTGTTGGCTTTTTCAATTCTTTTTTGAGCTTTGATGTGCATAGATTTTATAAAATAGTGGTTACTCTGACTTCTCCACGGGCGCCGTCTCCTCCAACACCTGCCCCCACGCCACCGCCTCCTCCCCCGCCTCCGCCTGGCGCGCTTCCGTCTGTGCCGTTTCCATTTGCTCCGTTGCCTCCGTTTCCCCCGTGCAATGAAATTCCTCCGTTTCCAGCGACCCCCGGTGCGGAAACTCCTCCCCCACCTGCTCCGCCAAACATAACCGTCGGAATACTTGCATTTTGTCTTGCGCCGCCTGAACCGCCAAAAACAGAAACACCTCCTCCGCTCACACAGCTTCCTGCACCACCATAAATACTCACTCCGTCGGGTGAAGCTCCTCCAAGGGGCGCTCCGCCTGCTCCACCTGCTCCCGAGCTTCCATTTCCGCCTGCGCTAAAAATACCACCACCACCTCCACCGTATCCTGAACCTCCACCGCCTGCGGTAGATTTTCCACCTCCTCCTCCGCCGTAAGCATAAGCCCACGTTCCAAAAGACGAAGCTCCGCCTGCGCTTCCGTCGCTGTCCGCGGCTCCTTTCGCTCCAAGCGCTCCGACTGTGATAGTTTCTGTCGCACCGAGCAATGACGCAAGAATTTCAAATCTGTGATATGCTCCACCGCCTCCTCCGCCACTTCCTGCGTTTGCATTTGAAGAACCTCCACCTCCGCCTCCTCCCCAGAGTTCCACAATCACTCTACTGCCCGCGTTTACTCCAACAGGTTTCGTCCACGTTCCGTTACCTGTAAAAACCTGCAAATCAATACTAGGGTTTGCAAGTTGGTTAATCATTTGAAAATTTGTACCGTCAAAAATTACGGCAACAAGCGAGTCGGCTTTTATATCGTTACTCGTCAAAGCAACATCTTTATTTTTTTTGATAGCGATAGCTCCCTTTCCGTTTACATTCAAAGTCGCGGCACCTGTATTTGCCACGTCCGCCTTGAAATAAAAAACCTGCCCGACTGCATACGCGCTTATTGCCGGATATGGCGTAATCGCATACGTATCGTTTCCCGCGCTTGAAGCCGCATAAAGCATTTCACGCGCGACTTCCGCAACGTCAGCAAAAGCTTGTTGCAGATCAGCGGCGGGGAGTTCGTTATCCGCTGTAAATGTAGGTAGTGCTGTCATATTTTTTATGCGTTAATTATTGTGAAAGTCCAGTCTATTGTTAATTTTTGGACGTTCGTTTTTACCACGTCAATAGCAACGTGTGAAAAAAGAATACCGTCGTCGGGTGTCAAACTTCCGTCGCAAAAAATTCCGGCTTCTTTATACGTTCCGTTGCATTCCGTTTGGTTAAAGTATGCGGTCGCGTATGCTACACCGGCGCTGTTTGTTTTGGAAGCAATCGCGTTGCGATATGTTTCCGTCCCAAGTTTCACGTCCCCGAGTGCGGGTGGCGTTACGTTACTGCCGAGCGCCGCGTGCGAAATCAGCATATCGTTGTCGGGTGTTGCGTCCGTGAGGTTGTTTGCAAGAAGTGTCAAACCGCTTGTCGGTATGATATTATGATAAAATTTGACTTCTTGCTCTCCCGTTAAAACATTCAAAAGCTGTGTGCGGTACGTTCCTATTACGCCAACAACAAGTCCGGCTCTCTTTTTTAATTCCTCGGTATATTTATCAAGTTCGCCATACCGTGTTTTGGCATAGGAACCCCGCTTGTTTCTTTTGTTGGCTTCTTTGTTCATAATTTTATTATACAATGTTTTTATAATAGCACCAAGGGTTAAATCATACGGCTCCCGTCAAGACAAAAAACTCTTTTCGTTCCGTGTGGTATGCACGGCCCGAGTACAAACTGCACGCCGTAATCAAGGGCTTGCACCACGACCGCTTCTTGTATTTCGGCGCTCTCGGCAATCGGTATGTCTTCCGTGTTTACGTCTACGGTTTCGGTTATTCCCAAACTTTCTTCGGGAAATTCTGTTTTTTCCAAAACCACCTCGCCCGTATCTTGCAAAAGTTTCGTGCCGTTTTGCAAAAGCGACATAAGAAAATCTATAAGCCCGACCGTTTTAAGTGTCGCGAGTTCTACACTCCAAACAAAACTCGTTTGCGTGAGCATTGAAAAAGAGGTGCGCTGTATTAAAAAGTATTCTGTTACTCCTCGGAGTGATGTTGATATTTCAATAATTTGCCCGCTTCTCAATCCGGGTGTGTACGTTTCAAAGTGTCCCTCGGTTACTCCGTCTTTATAGGCCGCTATCTGCGCCCGGGCAAAAGCCACGGCGCTCTCTCTACTTTTCAAAGTTTCGTCCGTTTCCGTATATTCAAAAATTCCGTTCGCGGTAATACTCGTGGGGTCTGATACTTGAACAACCAAACGATAAAGAGGTAACCCAGTAACCAAAATGTTATTCGCTCCGACTCCGGGGATTGTCGTATCTTTGAAACGAATATATTGCTGGTTATAATCCCAGAAACAATCAAAGCTCGCTTCGTCGTCTATGTAATCCACACCCACAGTTTTTGGTACTCCTCCGACCATTACTGTTGGAATATGTGAAAACTTATTTGAAAGTTTGAATTGTTTTTTTGTGCCGTCTCCGTTTATCGGTTCCGTTCGTTCGTCTCCCTCTACCTCTCCACCTTTGATAAAAATTCGGTTTCTTATTTGTGAAAGGTCGTCGGTAATTTCCAACGTCTCCGCAATCAAGTTTCCGTTGTCGTCCTCTATCGTAAAGGGTGCCGGTTCGGTATTCTTTTCAAAAAAATGTATATCTTTGTCATAGTCAACGTACCAAGAAAAGCCCGCCATATCCGCGAGTTTTTGTATGGCTTGCATTACCGTTATTCTGTCAAAAACGACCTTGACTACGTTTAGGGTACATACGACGTTGCTATGCGTAAAATCTGGCGCGTATGCCGTCAAAATTGCGGTTATAACGTCCTCCACTGTCATTCCGTCGTATTCTTCCACAACAAGAAGCCGTCCCAGATCATAAGAATAATCTTTTGCCTGTACCGAGTGGAATTTTTTTCCGTGTCCCGCGTCGCTTGTTGTTACTGCGTAAATCCTCCCGCCGAATACTTTTGTCGCTCCGTCGTACATTAAAACCTCGTCGCCCGGTGTCGGTTTGTATGTTTGAGTGTTGTGTCCCACTATGGAAAAACTCAACAGGTCTGTCTGTTGGTTTATTGCGTCCGTTTTTCGTACGCTTCCAAATGTGATAAGGGACGAGCGGTCTATCCCCGCGATTGAAATAGTTATCATAATTTTACGTTTGCTTTTATCACACGCATAACGTCGCGTCCTATCTGGTCGGCTATTCCCTCGCGTCCAACAAAATTGTTTCCGGTGATTGTAAGGTTAATCGTTAGACCCGACCTCGTTCCTTTTCCCAGTGGCACGACTTCCTCGGGGCCGTCTTCGCCTATGAGTGCAATCGTCGGGCCGTTCACAATTCCTCCCTCTGCGAAATGAGGAAGAAAAGAAAGAGGGTCTGTGCTTTTGTTTGTCTGCGTTCCTATCTGCATTATCCCGAGCGAATTAAAAGAAACAAGCGACTCTTTTGCGACGGTGGCTTCTTGCGCTTTTGCTTTAATACTCGCGGCCGCTGTACTCACTTTCACTTCCGCTTGCATAAACTGCGAAACGATGTCCGCGATAGAAGTTGCAATCTGGTCGTGTGTGGTATCCACTATCGTTTTGATATTTCCAAAACTCACTTTGTACTTGTCTTGAATTTTTTGCAGGGTTGTCGCCGTTGCATTCAATATCGCTTCGTCTTTTTTCTTGTAAGCTTCTTGCTCTGCAAGATATTCTTTCTGCATATCGGCTACCTTTTCGGCGGCCGCGTCAATCCTTTTTTGTTTCTCGGCTTTGAACCTTTCGTCAAGAAGTTGTAAATCGCTTTTTGAAGCAAGAGCTTGCGCTTCCGTTTTCAATCCGTCGTATTGTCTCAAAATTGCCAATTCCTCGTCCAGTTGTTTTTGGAGTTTGTCTTTTTTTGTTTGGTCTTCCTCTGTTGCGACCTGTTCTTTCAAGTTCGCTACCTTTTCGGCGTGAGAGTTGTAAAGTTCCAGTTGTCTTTCGTGGTTTGCCTCCTCTGTGTCTTTTTCGTTTGCCAAAAAATCCTTTTGCAGTTTTGTGAGGTCGTCCGCCATTTTTTGTCGCGTGGTCGTCCAATCCTGTGCGTTCTTTTCCAGATCATCACGCTCTTTTTGCAAAGCGTTCGTCACTTCTTCGTGTGCGCTGTTTACTGCGTCCGCAAATTCTTTTTGCGCGACCGCACTTGTCTTAAACTTCGCGTCTATGGATGCAAGGTTTCGGTCAATTACCACTTTTGTATCGGTCAAAGACATTCCCCACGCTTCCATACTTGCAATCATTCCCGTCTTCACATATCCGGCAAGCGTTACGAATACCCCACCGATTTTTTCTTTGAGGTTATCCCACTTCACGGACATTACGTCTAACTGTCCCGCGGTTTGGTTTGCATATGTTTCGGTCGCGTTCCCTGCGTTCTTTTCTATTTCCATCAACACCTGCATAAAAGTGGCGTTGTCTTCCAAGGTAGACCCAAACTCGCGCATAACACGCGCGCCCGAGACGTTTGCTTTTATGAGGGTCTGCGTGGCTTGGTCAAGGGAAATTCCTTTATTCCTCGCGAAGTCCATTGCTACATTCTGAATTTGAACGGCGCTGTTATAGTCGCCTGTCATTTGTATCAAACGTGATAAACTGTCCGCCGTTTCCTCGTCGTCAAACCCCATCTGTATCATTTGGTCGGCGTGTTCTTTTACTTTCGGGATAAGCGCTCCGTATTCCGCCCCCATATTTTTGAGGCGGTTTTCCATAAGCGCTGTTTTTTTCTCGGCTTCCACATAAGCGTCCACCGTTCCTTTTATCGCTCCGATGAATTTTTCCACCGCCATTACCGCGGCGTTATAAATCAACATTCCCGAAGCAACAGCTCCGCTCAAAGACGAAAACGCCCCGCCACTTTTTGTGGAGGCGGAAGCTTGCGCTGTTTGCGCTTTCGTAACGTCGGCAGTTTTCTTTTCTACTTTTTCAAGGTTTGCCGTCGCCTCGTTTATGGCGGCGTTTGTGTTGTTCTCTGCGGTTATTGAAAATGTTAGTTTTTTGTCTGCCATAGTTTTTTTATGCACCAAATTCCCGGTGTCGGGAATATGGTTTTACGTTTTCCCGATGTCAGGCAAACGTCTTATGAAGCCGGTTCGTAATCGTAATCAGCGACCGTGTTTTGGAGGCGTGCCTCAAACGCGCTGTCTTCCGTTTCGTCAAAGTGTGCGACAAAAGAAAACTTGTCTCTGATAATATCGTCAATCGGTCTTTCCGGGTTGTATTTTTCAATAGAAACTCTCGGAAGTTCAATAATGAGGCGAGGGTGATTGTGTGCCACGTCCAAATCAATATCCGTTCTTTGAAGTGTAATTTGCAACGCTTTATAATCTCCGTCCACAAAGTAATCGTGATATGTTTTTCCTCCGAAATCCAAAACCATATCGCCTGTGATTGAAGTCAACCCTGCGAGGTGGTTACTAGCCGGCGCGCTTCCGAGTACCCTTTGAGCTTTCCCTCCGTTGTCGTGAGTATAGGAAAATTCTTTGACAGCGAGCGCGGGTGCGGCCGCAAGTCCGGCGATGTTTGTTGCGATTTTGATAGTAATATCTTGCGGTCTGAAAATGTAGTCGGTAGAAGAAAATAGTCCCGTCATATCATAATCGGCGTGTTCTTCCTCGTCGCGCGCGAGCATATCAAGCACGCAGTTTACCAAATCGTTTACCGGCGTTTTGATAACGAGCTTCTTTCCGATACCTCCGGGGTATGCGTATTCTTGCGGGCCTCCGGCAAGTCCAAATGTGAGTGTCGGTGTTTCCGGCTCTGCTTTCGGTATAGTAAAGGTATGCTCTTTGACGCTTGCGAGTATCGTTGCGGTGTTACACGCTCCGGCAATCGTTTTCAAAATGTATCCGATTGTTTCGCTTCGGAGGTTAAACTCAAACGGGCCGCTTGCCTCGCGTCCGACTATTTCGGAACCTTGTGAAGCAATTCCAGATCCGCGCGTTTCTTTCATTAAAGTTTTGATAACGTCCACGTTAATTCCCGACGGTGCGCGTCCGGGTATCGCGGCGATAGGGTCAACTTTCGTCCCTCGTGCGGCGGGGTTTTCAACTCCGACCACAATGTTCAATAAATCTCCTCTATAAAAATTTGACATATGTTTTTCGTTAGCGATTAATTTTATACTTTTATTATAACACGTTTTTAATTATCCAACATACTTTTTACAACGAAGTGTGAGGGTTGCTGTTCGGTAAACGGCTTCGCCTCTTTCCTCAAAGTCCCACTCTCCCGGAACTGGCTCAACCCAATCACAAGCGTCTCCCAACACGTCTCGTTCTCGGAATATGTTGCTCAACTCGTCCATAACTTCATACATTGCGGTGTCCGCTTCCTCCATTTCCGTTTCGTCCTTTATTATGTAATACGCTTTGACCTTGAAGACGTAAGTTATTTTGTCGCTCTCGGTTGACCCATAGTCCGAATCGTTTGATGTCGGTACTATTACGACCGCGGGGAAACCTGCAAATGTTGACTTCTCGTATCCATAAACAACTTCCACGCTTTCCGCGGTATTCACTTTGTTCTTTATTGCGTCCGCTATGTCTTTGAAAAATGTAGTTGTCATTTTATTTCATTATGTTATCCACCGCCTCTCCAAACACTTTATCTATAAAAGTCATTTCCGTGTCCGCCGCGTTTTGCAAAAATGGGTTTGCTTTCGTTCCGGGGTGGTGGACTATCTTTCCAAAAATTTGTCCCGTTTTTACGTTTGCCAAACATCTTTTTTTCTTCACTTGTATTATATGAGGCTTCGTCCCGTCGTGAACAAAAATTCCATAAGAACTTCCGACCTCAACTTTTCCAGATCCAATTCCTGTCATTTGAGACGTTACGCTTTGCCTCAATTTTCCTGACTGTATCGGTGCGAGTTTCATTGCCGAACCCTGAACTTTCAAAATAACTTTTTGCACCGCGATATTTATTTCCTTTGCTGTTTTTTCTGGCGCTTGTTTGAAAAGGTCGTGCAGTACGTCGTAATCTTTGAGCTTGACTGTTATCTTTGTCATTATGATTGAAAGACGCGGATAAGAATTTCCATATGGCTGTTCGCTCCGTATCCTGCGAATTTTTTTAATGCGACCACGCGATATTCTGTCTCGCTTGCCGTTCCGGGGTAGCGCAATACCCGGTCGCCCTCTATGATGTCCGCTATTCCACAAAACAGACGAAAGTTTTTACCGTATCCGACCTGAATGTCGCGGGTTATGTCCTCGTCATATGCCTGTACAAAACACGAAACGTGTGTGAGGTGTGCCTGAAAATCTTTCTTTTTGGTCGCCACAATATCCGAACCCTCGCCCTCGTAAACGGTGGCAAGGCGTTGAACTGAAATTGTTTCGTTGTATCGTTCGGAAATCATATTTAGAAAGTGTATTTTTTATAGGTTTTGAGTATGTCTTGCGCCCGGGCAAAATCCGCCCACCCTTTTTCGTTGTCGTATGCCACGGTATAGTTTCCAATCGTTTCGCTTCTCACTGTTTTCTGTCCCGGTTGTAAAAGTCCGGCAACAAAAACGGTCGCAACAAACTTGATGTCCATAGGTACGCTCACGCTATATCCGAATTTTCCCGTTATAGTGATGTTTTGTTTCCCGCTTGAAAAATATGCACCACTCAAAACGATTTTATTTTTTGGTGTTTTGTTTGCAGGGTATTTGTAGATATAAGCGCTGTCAACTTCCACGTCGTTGACCTCCACCTTGGTAATCTCTTGCGCGTCGTCAATCAAAAGTATAGGCGAGCCGTCCCCGTCATAAAGGCGCTTCCCCGAGGCTGAGTCCGCAATAAAATTACGCCCGGTCAATTTTTCAATTACCTTTTCCACACCCTCTATGTACTCCGCAATTTGCAGGTCAAAAGACGGGTCTATCGTTTTGAGAATATAGTTCTCAATCGCGGTTTTTGATGTGTATCCTTTTGCGCTCATAGTATTTTTATACTTTAATTATAACACCGTATTAAATATGTGGAAAGTCCGAAAAAATCCCGGTCTTATCTGTGAAAGGAGATGCCTTTTCACTGAAAGGATAAACCCTAATAACGTACTCCGCCCCCATTGTTTTTACTTTCGGCGAAATGACGACATACGTTGCGGTCTTCGTGATAATTCTTTTCGGTTGGATTAAATACTCCGCGCCTTTGGTTATTCCGTAATTTTTCGCAATCCAATATCCCGCCGCTTTTTGTTGCCCTTGCGATGTTTTCAGTTCGTATGTTGCGCCAATGTTTTTTCTGATACTCCCGTTTATTTTGTAGTCCGCGCCTTTGGCCTGGGAATACTTTTTTTGAATTTTATACTCCGCGCTTTTTGCTGTCGGTCTATCGTTTGAAATTTGGTACTCGGCTGTTTTAGAAATCGCTGTATCCGTAATCACTGTAT